GGCAGCTACTATTAATCAATTACGACAGTCGTTTCAGATTCAGAAACTGTTAGAAAGGGATGCTCGTGGCGGTACTCGGTACACTGAAATTATCAGGTCGCATTTTGGAGTTGTTAGTCCTGACGCTCGTTTGCAGCGTCCTGAGTACCTTGGTGGTGGTTCTACTCCCGTATCTATTAATCCCGTTGCCCAAACTAGCGCCACAGGGCTTACTGCGGGTACTAGTCCGCAGGGTAATTTGGCCGCTTTTGGCACGGCTCTCGCGTACAATCACGGATTTACGTACTCTGCTACTGAGCATGGGGTACTTTTAGGTTTAGTGTCGGTTCGTGCTGATTTAACGTATCAGCAGGGCCTTCCACGGATGTGGTCAAGGTCTACACGTTATGATTTTTATTTTCCAGCTTTTGCCACGCTTGGTGAGCAAGCTGTGCTTAATAAAGAGATTTATTGTCAAGGTACAGCTGCAGATAATGATGTTTTTGGATATCAGGAGCGTTGGGCTGAGTACCGATATAAGCCCAGTCAGATTACTGGATTGTTTAGGTCTACGGCAGCGGGTACATTAGATGCTTGGCATTTGGCCCAAAGGTTTGGGTCTCTGCCGACGTTGAATTCAACATTTATTCAGGAGACTCCTCCTGTAGACCGTGTGGTAGCTATTGGTGCAGCTGCTAATGGAAAACAGTTTTTGTTTGATGCATTTTTCAATGTTAGACAGGCCCGGCCAATGCCGATGTATTCAGTGCCCGGTTTGATAGACCATTTCTAATGGGCTTCAAAGATATTATTGGCCCGGTAATGCAGGTAGCCGGGGCTGCGACTGGGCAGCCTTGGTTGTCTGCGGCTGGTACCGCTATTGGCGGTATGGCGCAGAATGCAGCTTCTGCTGAGGCTGCTCAACGTCAGATGGATTATCAGACGGAGATGAGTAATACGTCATATCAGCGACAGGTTGCGGATTTAAGAGCTGCTGGTATTAACCCTATGTTAGTTGCTAGGTTAGGTGGTGCATCTACCCCCGGTGGGGCGATGCCACAGTTTGTTAATCCTGTTGCTATGGGAGCGCAAGCGAGTAGTGCGCAACAGAGTTCAGCTGCAGCTGCTAAACAAGCAGAAACAGCTGAGAGTTTGAGTGTTTATCAAATGCGTCAAATTGACGCGTCTACAAAGAAGATTCAAGAGGAAACCGCCAACGTGCCTTTAGAAGGAGAGCGTTTGCGGAAGCTTGTATTTTTGATTTCAGAGCAAGAAAATTTATATAGGCAACAGGGTTATACCCAGTTTGATGTCCAACGTATGCTGAAGGCTACGTTGGCTAAGGTTAAGTCGGAGACGCAGCTTTTGGATGCCAGCGTTCAGGCGATTGAGAATTTTGATAATTTGGGTAAAAACGTAGAGCAGTTGAAGCCTGTTATTGATTTGATAAAACCGTTTATTACGAGGTGATTATGGATGTTAAGAATCCTATGGATTACGATGCTGACCAGAATTCTATTGATACCCAGCTTGTTTGTGATGATCCTACTCTTGCTCAACAACAGTTTAGAGCTGAGTGCGATATCAATAATATTCTTAGTCAGTTTAATGTTACTGGTGAGCTACCTGCTGGTAGCGTTCAGCCTCAATATGGTGATTTTAGCGGGATTACTGATTATCAGTCTGCCCTTAATGCGGTGATAGCAGCGCAAGACTCCTTCCTTGCGTTGCCGGCCCAGTTAAGGGCGAGGTTTGATAATGATCCCGCGCTTTTTGTTGAATTCGCCTCGGATGAGGCTAATAAGGACGAGATGAAGGCATTGGGCCTTCTGCGTCCAGAGACCGCTGAGGCGGTCGTTTCGTCACCTAGCGAGCCCGTTTCGGGCGAGCTTGCACAGTGATCTACTTGATGTAACTGTGCTAGGTGACACCAAAAGGAGAGAAAATGATGATGAGACGTAAGCCTGTTAATAAATATAGATCTGCTAAGAAGTTCCGTCGTTCTTCTATGCGGACGAAGTCCGCCAATATGCGTAGTAACCCTATGCGCGGCGGTTGGCGACTGTAACGTGCCCTGTTTCCACCCGTTATCGGCGTGGAAAACGGCAGCAGGGGACGTTGTTTTCTATGAGAGCGCCAGGCACGATATTGTGCGCAGCCTCACGCTGCCATGCGGTCAGTGCGTAGGATGTCGGCTTGAGCGTTCTCGCCAGTGGGCGATAAGATGTCTGCATGAGGCGAGTAGGTACACAAATAATTGTTTTGTAACTTTGACTTACAACGACGAGAATTTGCCTAGTGACCAGAGTTTGCATTATGATCATTTTCAGAAGTTCATGAAGCGGCTTCGTAAGGCGCACAGAGGCATTGACCCCGTAGAGGGTCAGTATCCGATTAGATTTTATATGGCTGGAGAGTATGGCGAAAATTTTGGCAGACCTCACTTTCATGCCTGCATATTCAACTTCGATTTTTCGGATAAGAAACTTTGGAGACGGACGGATGCTGGCAGTAGAATTTTTAGATCCGAACAGCTTGAAAAGCTGTGGCCTTTTGGTTATTCCTCCATCGGAGAGGTCAACTTTCAATCGGCTGCGTACGTTGCCCGTTACATAATGAAGAAGATCAACGGCAAGCAACAGGCCGAACATTATGAATGGGTTGATCCCGAGACTGGAGAGGTTTCCCAGCGAAGACCTGAGTTTAATAAGATGAGTCTTAAGCCCGGTATAGGTTATGATTGGTATCAGGAATTTAAGGATGACGTTTATCCACACGATTATGTTGTGGTGAACGGTCGTAAGTGTCGGCCACCCCGCTTTTACGATAAAAAGTATAAGGCCGAGGACCCTATCAGTTATGAATGGATAGAGTTTGAGCGGGAAAAGAGAGCTCGCGACCGTTATGAAGATAATACGGTTGAGAGATTGGCAGCTAAGGAGAAAGTGGCGCAAGCCCGCTTGACCCAGCTTAAACGTAGTTTGACGTGAGGAAATGTTATGAAGATGTTAGCGTGTACTATCAAGGACAGGGCAGCAGAATGTTATGGTCGCCCGTTTTTTTTACCAGCTACTGGTGTGGCTATTCGGTCGTTTCAGGATGAAGTTAATCGTAATGCGGAAGATAATCAGATGTATGCGCATCCAGATGACTTTGATCTATACGAATTAGGTATTTTTGATGATTTTGATGGTAAATTTGAGTTGCACGAGGTTCCAAAGCTGTTAGCATTAGGTAAGCAGCTTAAGAACAGAGGTTAATAACAGGGGGGTGATCCGCAAGGATCGCCCCGCAATAAGGGGTTAGATATGATGCATCGTAACAAGTCTGTAAATGTTCATCAGTTCGCGATGATTCCGCGTGCTGATATTCCACGTTCTAAGTTTGATTCACAGAAGTCATATAAGACTACTTTTGATTCAGGATATTTAGTACCAGTTTACGTGGATGAGGTTCTTCCCGGAGATACTATTAATTTACAGATGACGGCGTTTGCCCGATTGGCTACGCCTTTGTTTCCAGTTATGGACAACATGCATCTTGATTCTTTTTTCTTTTTTGTACCAAATCGCCTTATTTGGGAAAATTGGCAAAAATTTATGGGAGAGAGAACCCCGAACCCGGATAGTTCGATTTCTTATGTAGTTCCTACTGTTACTAGTCCAGCTGGTGGTTATGCCGTTAATTCGCTGCAGGATTATATGGGACTGCCTACGGCAGGCCAGATCACAGGTTCTAATACGGTAACTCATTGCGCATTTTGGACACGCGCTTATAATTTGATTTGGAACGAGTGGTTCCGTGATCAGAATTTACAGAATTCCGCAGTTGTTGATATTGACGACGGTCCTGATAATGCGGCTGATTACGTATTGCGGCGTCGCGGTAAGCGACATGATTATTTTACGAGTTCGTTGCCTTGGCCTCAGAAGGGTGCGGCCGTTACTTTGCCTTTAGGTGGAAGTGCTGCTGTTAAGTCTACTTATACAGGCGGTGCGATTTCAGGAGGTTTTATATTTCGCGGAACTGGTACTGGTGACCAGCTTTATACCACTGGGTTGAACCCCACTACTGGTGGTTTATACGCAGATTTGTCTACTGCTACGGCAGCTACTATTAATCAATTACGACAGTCGTTTCAGATTCAGAAACTGTTAGAAAGGGATGCTCGTGGCGGTACTCGGTACACTGAAATTATCAGGTCGCATTTTGGAGTTGTTAGTCCTGA